GCAAGGGACTTTTCACGGAAACTGCGCCCGGTTTCATCCCAGACAATCCATTGATGACCCTGCTTGTATAAGAGATTCCTATACCATTCCCTCTCAAACCCACTTCGCAAATGACGGTAATTACTTTCCGCCTTCTGCATTTTCGTCAATAGTGTTTCGTCGTTCATTTTGCCGACTTACTATGTTTCTTTAACAGTTTGCGTAACCCTGGATACCGTTTCTCGAATGCCTCAAATTCCCGTTTTTCCCGGTCATGCTCCAACACACCCGTATCCGACCAATCCTCCGGTTCTTTTGGTGGAACTCGTTGAGGCCGAACCTTTTTGGGGTTGCGCTTTTTCAATTTTTCAAATTCCAACCAGTCTTTTTGTCGCATTAACCTGTCTCCCTATGATGCAAATCTTCGAAAATCCCGGCTGAAAATGGTTTCTTCTTTGGCCCTGCTTCGGCAAACGGGTTCATAATCTGGTCAGCTTGCTCTTGCGTTAAATCGTGAGTGGTAACCGGCGACTTTCCTTGATGGGCTAATAAGGTATCAATGGCAATCTTTTCCCGGTCCCTTGCCTCTTTGAGTAACCCCTTCAAGTTAATCTTTTCCTCAAGCAAGGCTTCGATTCGTACATCACGGATTTTGCACTCCACACATTCACGTTTCCACCACATTACTTCTTCTTCCCTTTACACTTTGATAACGCTGCCGCGACTGCCTGCTTTTGTGGATGCCCCGCTTTCACCATTTCCCGAATATTGCTACTCACGGTTTTCTTGCTACAGCCTTTTTTCAACGGCATAGATCACCCCAAAAAGTTTGCCCATTGTTTGCCAGCCTGCGAACTTGCTGCCTCTTTATGTTGAGCATTCGTTTGCCAGAGACCAATCGCCCTTGCCGCCTTTTCCCGCCCTTGTTGCATCGTGTCAAAGGAAAAGACATTCACCACCATGTACCGCAACGCATCTTGGAGATGGTCATAAAACCCATCCTTTTTCGGACGGTTCTTTAACACTCCCTCATCGTTCTTCCCCGTTTTCGTGGTATCCAGCTTGTACCCTCCGGCGAATCCGTCAATCAGCCAACGGTTGATCGGGTCCAACAATAACCCCGGTTCCCCATCCGCCATGACCATTAACTTTTGTTCAATGATTTTGGTGCCTTCTTCGACAAAGGAAAACCGGGAGACCACCTGTATCCCGAATTGCTGCAAGAGGATCATGGTGGTTGCGCCTTTGTCGGTTTCCTGCGCCCCGGCGGGGTCGCCGTAATCGGTTATGGTTTTACATCGGGGAAAGAGGATATTGGTTTGGGATACCACGGTAGGAGCAAATTGGAAGATATTCTTGTTTTTGCCCATATCTGAAAATAAGACCCGCAAACGCATAGCCTTCGGATCAAGTTGCGCCCACACGCAGGCCGGTCTGGATCGGCCAAAGTCCCATCCACGTAATAACGGAAGATCCGGATCATAGATGCACTCTTTTACGTGGATACGGCGGTTGAATTCTGGATAGAAGGGTTCCCCGGAGGAAACGGTAAAATCTATGTCATATTCCCGTTTCCAATCCCGTTCGGTTCTGGTGGCTTTTTTCGCCTCTTTATGCCAAATCTCACCCTTTTTGGTTTCTGGTCGTTTGTCAGGATCGGCGCGGTAATGGATCACCACCACCCGCCACCCCTTCCGATTCGTCCAACACCACATCCCCTCATCTATCGGGGATTCGATATTGTCCGGGGGAATGATGCCTTCTAAAACCCCACTAGGAATAGTGGTTGTTACCATTAGTACCCCCCATTGGTGCTACCGGATCGTAACAAGTGTGGCATAATTCCACAATAGGCACAAAAAAACCCCCTAACCTTTCGGCTAGGGGGTCCACTTGGGGGAGAATATTATAATATGAAGCTAATCACTCGTCATCAATACGGAAGCCACACTTATATAGTCAATAGACGCTGATCCATCAAGGTTATAAGGCCAAGGGAATTTATAAATAACCGCATCAGGCCACAAAAGCCCCATGGGTTTACTTCTCTGATAAGTCCTCCCCCCACCACCAACACCATACATACATATAATTGAACATTCAGTCATTCTTCCACCTTCACGAACAGCAAATACCACCAACATTTGATGCGCCATACTAATGTAGACATTGCGGATACCCCTCACTCAATTTATACGCCAACCGTCCAGCCATCACGCCAAGCACAATCACACCAATCAAAACCATTTTAGGTATCACTTTTCACCTGTTCCGCAGCAATTAACCGTTTTAAGTAAAATTCCGCCTTTTCCAAATCCTGTACCGCCGTTCCCTTATGCCGATACCGACTGACATATTTAATCACTTGCCCCGCCAGAAAGTTGAATTGCTGGTCTAAAATGAAATCCAGCACTTCAATGTTGCCGGTAGTGTAGTGCCTTGGATGATTGACTAGATCATGCAAAGCAGAGGTATCAACCTTATCGCCTTTCGTCAGATTATGCGTATGCCGTTCAGGTATATTGCAAACGCCACAACGCCAAGGGTCAGTTACCATTACTCATTTTCCTTTCCGTTTACTAACGACTCCATTACCCCTCCCAACTCTACAGTAGAAGTGCCTATAAATTGGCCTCCGCCTACAATCGAAGGCATGGCCGCTTTAATACTCGCCCTGGACTCCGGTTGAAAGTCCAACTCATCCCCGTAATAAATGGACACCGTATTCGAACGAATCACATCCGCCCCTTGAGGAATCCCCCACAATTTTGAATACGTACCCGGCAATGACAATTCACCCTTCGAGTCAACAGGCGCAGGCACCCTTGGCCGCGCCTTGCGAATCCACGCCGGTAAGTGATCGTAGGTAAACTTGGCCCGATCCACCAAACTCCACGCATCTTCTTCCTTTTTAGTCTGCACAATAATTAACAGGTTTGATCCGGTTAGCAATCGCGCCACCAAATAGGCCATCGTCAGCCAGGTAATCACCATTTGCCGGGACTTCGGGACTATGACGTATTGTTCGGTAATCAACTCATGGATATACGCCTTGGCATACGGTTTATCTGGTAATGGCTTACTTTTGACCTGTAAATCATGCTCATCTTTGGTTTTGAAATATCCGGTCCCAATAATAAAATCTAATAAATTTTCCTTCTTGCCATAGTCCTCAAGCATCCCTTCCGCCTTCAACTGCAATTTGCTGGTATACGGCGCGGTTTTACTCAAAGGCCGGTCCTCCTACTCGCTTCGCCGGTGCCGGGACTTCTTTAAACGTTTTAATCGCGGATTTCGGTAAATCGACCGTCGGTTCCTCCAAGATTTTTCGCTTTTGATGCCGGTCCAAGGCTATTTCCAATTCCTCATCTTCCGTGGCCTCTTTATCCTCTTTCGCTTTCCCAAATAATTCCATTGACAACTTCCGCATACTTTGCGCCGCTAACGCCATATCCTTCACATCCTTCGGCGTTAACCGGCTTTCCTTATCCCCCGCAAAATCACGCTCCATGCGCCTTGCATTTTCCAGCAACACCCGCATAATCGTGCCCGAGACTTCCCCCGCCGCGACCCCATCTATCTCCGTCATGGCCTCGCCGGGTTTCGCTCGCCATTCCTGTAACTGCTCCACGGTCATTTTTAACCGTTGCGCCACTTCTGCCATCGGCACCCCGGTTAACAGTAACGTGCGAATCCGTTTCTCCATCCGCCCGGTAATCATCACAAACCCGGCGGGTTTGGGTGCGGGTTTCCGTATGCCCCTCATCGTTTAATCACAAGGGTCATAATACCGTTCCGCCCGATCATGCCGTTCCTGTTCCGCTTGTTGCTCCATCAGAAAATTCCGATCCGCATCCGGACTTGGTCCAGCATACCATTGCGCTTGGACCACGGTGCCACCAATCGCCATCCCCACCATCAACCCGACAATCAACTGTTTCATGGTTTTCCTCCTTTCCCTAACCACCGTTCCATTTCCTCCCGCCGTACCATCACCTTGCTCCCTTTCTTCTGCTGCAAGACCGGCAACCCCTTTGCCACCCACCGATGAATGGTCTTGGTACTGACCCGATACTCCACCGCAATTTCCCGTACCGTTAACAGATTATTCATTTCACTTTCTTTTTGGGGCGCCCTCGGCGTTTCGTCATCGGCTCTCCACGCCCGACATTCCCAATCGTGCAATGTGAAATCGTCACATTACGCACCGCACATAATTTCGTCAGTGCCCGTAACGCGGCTTGTTTCGTGGGTGTGTCCTGCTGATCGCCATAATTCAAAATTGTCATAATGGCTTCCAGGCGCGACGTAATGCTTTGCGCCGAATTCCCAACGTGAATGCCCACAGGTTCGTCCATAATGTCCTGATATGACCATAAATGGGGGTAGGTGTCAAGGGGTGTCTATAGGAAATTTTTGTGGTGTGGAATGTTTGATATGGGACCAGATGGATATGGGGGTCGCCCTTTCTTGGGGAAGTGGGCTATACGATTTTTGGGAAACGGAGGGTGA